ATTAACGATATGCCCTAAACATGATTCACCTAATACATTCTTTATGTTAGATCCTCCTTACGAGGCTGGTGGAGGCTACGGTATTACAACGACTTCTACTTCTGATGTATTAGAAGGTAGTGCTAAACCTAAAAAGGAAGAGTATCCAGCATTACGCCCAGATAAGGATAATGTATTTCCATTCCGTGCCTTTGTGCGTATGGTAGATAAACTAAAGGGTAAGGTAATGGTGACTATTAACGGTAGCAAGAATATTCTGGAACTGTTTCAAGGTAAGGACACTTCTGTTAAGTTATCAAAGAAGTATTACGCAAGTAAGATATGGGTTAGCAATAAGGCCAGTAAGGGTGCTACTAAATCTGCCCGTTTTGAGATAGTCTACGCAAACTACAAGTTTAAGGACAGCGAAGATGTAAATAGCGAAGCATTTACTAACGCACCAGAATACTTTATTTCTTCATCGGAAGTTATACCTATTGAATATACAAAGCCCGTATTACCTTACCAAGACTATAACAAGGTGGAGGGTAATGCGGTTAAGGGTTCTATTAAGATTAAACTAAAGCCTAAAAATGAGGATAAGCCAGATAAGCCTCCTAAACCGCACCCATGTGTATCTACAACCATTCGTAAAGCCCCTATCAGCGACTCCATACTACCATTTATCGGCTCTGTATCGCCTACCGCAGAGGCCGAAGCACCTAAAGCACGTAAGGCAAGGGCTAAAAAGGCAGTAGTAGCGGAAACCGCTGTCCCTACGAATGAAATCGTAGAAACTGCCCCAGTAGCGAAACCAAAGCGTGTATATAAGCGTAAGCCAAAGGCAACAGAGGAAGCACCAGATTTAGAGCCATTCCAAGAGGGTCAAGGTAGGCCAAGAGGCGGTGGTTATTTAGGTGATAATGGTGCTATTGTTAAGGGTATGATCGGTGGTAGTTATAGCCCTAACAACCCACACCATTTAGGTAGCACTTTCGCATACAGTCCGCCTTCCTTGTTAGAGGGCAACGGCTACCAATCTTGCCAGTGGTGAAAATGGCCGATTTTGGCCGAATGGCCTTATCAACCCCTTACTACTTTTTTACACGATACGAAATCGTAAAGATTTTTACCATTTCATATCGCTTTCTTACCTAAAGTAAGTAAATAAAGATACTTATGGCTTACTTAATAGTAAAAAAAATATTTTTTTTACTAATAAATAACTACATTTACGATATAAAACTAAATATATTTACCAAATGTAAGTATTTAGGCCAAACGGTAAATAAGTAGCCTCGCCTCCGTTCTCCCGGCTCTGTAAGAAAGTTCTTTCCGGCTGGATTTTTTATGTCATCCACAGTCATAAAAGGATGCCCGGATCGCCCAACGCCAACGCCAACGGTAAAGAAGTAGCAGTGCGGACAAACGGCGGAAACAAGACCCCAGACACGGTCATAGCAATGGCAACCAACCCACCGGCAACGCAGTGGCACGACGGCAACCCAGTATTTACCTTATACGAACGCCTTAACCTAAAACTATTAAGCGTTAGCCTAACGCCAGAAGTAAAAGAGGGCAAGGTAAAGAAAGCATACAAGCCGTTAGGTAAGTGGAAGGAAGAAAGCGAACGCATTAAGAACCTTAAGGCTGGAACGCACTACGCACTAATAACCGGTAAGCGGGGCGGTATTAGCGTAATAGATATAGACGATCCTAATACGGAAACGGCCAAAGAACTAATGGACTTAATGACGGACTGTAATATGGTAGCCAAGACCAACAAGGGCTACCACTACTGCTACAAATATACCGACGAAGTAAAGCAAACTACAAGCGAAGAATACAAGATAGATATACGCAACGACGGTGGTATTATATTTTGCCAACCCAGCCAGTTATGGTATAAGGGCGACTGTTTAGCAAAATACGAATGGATAAAAGAGCCGATGGAAGACGATATAGAAGAGATGCCCCAAGAGGTTTTAGATTACCTTAAGGGGTTAGACCAACGGTTCGTAAAGGGTGTAGAGGTAGACGTAGCCCAGCCCAAACTGACCTTTACCGCACCAGAGAGCGATAGCGAAACCAATAGCGTAGTAAGCGTAGCACCAGCCCCAGCCCCAGCCCCAGTAGAAGCAGTAGTAGACCACGAGTTAGTAGCAGTAGCGATGGCATTACCAGATGCGGTGCTAAAGAACTACCAAGACTGGTTAGATATAGGTATTATATTTTACAACAAGAAACTAACATGGCAAGACTGGGATAAGGTAAGCAAACGCCCTAATATAGGCTACGAAGCGGGAGCGTGTAGCAAGAAATGGGGAACATTTACCGATAGACGCTCCAAGCAACTAACGGAGGCCACATTATGGCACAAACTTAAGAAGCATAACCCAGCCAAGTTTTACGAACTAATGGAAACACGCAAGGACTTTTTAGATATGCTGGAACTACTAAATAGCAACGATATAGCCAAGTATTTTTACAATATATTACCGGATAAGTATGTATATAACGAGCATTTAGGCTGGTATAGCCTTAACCCGCAGAATATCTGGACGCATAGCGAAAAGCCTATACCAAGCGGTATTAAGGGTGATATTAGTAATACCTTCCAGCAGTTATGTTTAGATACGAAGAAGGCCGTATTAACACGCTACGCTAAAGACGCTGGGGCAACGGCAGATCAAGCCAAGCACAAGGAACTAAAAGAGCAGTGCGACGCAAAGGTGACCCTAATACACAAGTCGTATAAGCAGTTAGGCGGTGCGGACTTCTGTAGCGGTGTTATTAGTTTTTTAGATACCTACTACAACGACCCAGATTTAGAGCAGAAGATGGATATGAACCCGCAACTGTTCGCATTTACCGACGGCCTTTACGATTTAGAGAAGGGCAAGTTTAGACCTATTACGCCCCAAGATATGATTAGCACTACAACGGGCTACGCAGTCCCTAAACTTAACCCAACGGTGCGTAAGGAGATAGATAAGTTTTTATACGGCCTATACGAAGACGCACCAAGCACAGAGTTTTTATTACAAGTATTAGCCTCCGCACTATTAGGCTATAATAAGTTTGAAAAGTTTTATGTATTTACGGGGGCTGGAGGCAACGGTAAGGGAGTTATTACGGAACTTATTACAAAAGCGTTCGGCAACTACTTTTACCCAGTTAATGTAAGCCTATTTACCAAGATACAAGAACGGTTAGACCAACCAGTTCCAGCATTAGTAGACGCAAGGTGTAAGCGTATTATGATGTCTACCGAGCCAGAAACCAACGAAAAACTACAAGTAAGTATGCTTAAGAAGATTAGCGGTGGCGATCCAGTAGAGGCCAGAACGCTACATAGTAAGCATATATTTAAGGCTAAACCGATGTATAAGCCATTTTTTCAAGCCAACGATATACCCAAGTTAAGTAAGGTAGATACCGCTACCCAGCGTAGAATGGAAATCCTAAAGTTCCCCTTTAACTTCGTAGCGAACCCCACGCAACCGCACGAAAGACAAGGCGACCCAGACGTTAAGAATGTAAAATGCTCCAGCGAAGCGTGGAGGGACGAGTTTATACTAATGCTTACGGAAGTATATAACAAGAGCGTTAAGAACGCCAAGCACCTTAATACGCCCGATAAGTTTAAGGAGGCCACCAACGAATATATAGACGACAATAACCCACTAAAGTTATGGTTAAATACTAACTACGACCTAACAAAGAACGAACAAGATATAATAACGGCGAAGGATCTAAAAACGGCATATATGGCCGATACGCATACGGAAAAATGCGACGATAGGTGGTTTAAGCAACTACTAACCTTTAACGGTATTACGCACGGCAGAACCGGTGTAGGGGCAGTATATAAGGGTCTAAAGCGTAAGGAGGTTATAGCAAAACCAGTAGCGAATACCGTAGCACCAACCACCAGTATATACGGGTTTAGCCCAGATATGTAAGGTAATGTAGGGTAAATCGCATTATACCCCATAGGATACTTACAAAGAGGCTCGGCAACCAGTTAATCTGCGATTTAGCCTACATCAGCCTACATTAGAAAATGGGTATAAATAATATATCCATTTTGTAATAGAATGTCTAACGATAACTGGATACAAGACCTCCATGTAAAAGAGGGTGCTTTAACCGCACAAGCGAAGAGGCATAATATGAAACCATTAGAGTTCGCACGACATGTAATAGAGAACCCCGATGATTTCAGCGGGACTACAAAGCGTAGGGCTAATCTTGCCCTAAATCTCCAAGTGCGTAAAGGGGGTGATAAGGGTATCCACATTCCGTATCGTGATTTCGTTGAGGAACACAAAAATCTGCTCGGTATTCTAAAGCGTCCAACGAAGGCTAAACTAATGGCTGAATATAAAGACCAAAAGGCCGAACTGGGTAAAGTAATAGGTCTACGTGGTGGTGTAATGCCAGAAAGTAGGCAAGTGTTAGGTGATATCGCACAAGCGTCGTATGATCCTAACAACTCTGCCCCTATTAACGGATGGACTGTAGTATATAATAGCCCTACTATTAAGGCATATAAGAAGGGTGAGGTTATTATTATAGCCGTGCGTGGCACTAAAGACGCAAGGGATGTAAGTGCTTGGACTCCAGTATTAGGTAATAGTGTCGCTAATACTTCACGATACAAAGTGGATGTAGAAATCGTAAAATCCCTACGACAGCAGTTCCCGAGTGCTACATTTTATGCTGTCGGTCATTCGCTTGGTGGGGCTATTATTGATAACCTTATTAACGAAGGACTTGTTGTAGAAGGCCTATCGTTTAACCCAGCAGTAGAAAGCAAGTATTTTAACGATACACGCAACCAGCGTATAGCCCATGTAGAAGACCCCTTATACGCACTAATGTCTAATAGGGCTAAAAATACTACAGTTATTAATACGCCTTTAAATATACAGCAACCTAAAATAACGGGTATTTCGTGGTTAGATGGTATCGCTAATAGCGTGGCCAACCGCTTTGGTGCTAAACGGGCTTTTGATGCGGTTAATCGCAAGTTAAAGGCACATTCTATCGGATCTATATTCGGTAGGGGCAAGTGTGGTAAGGAGGAAGGCGAATGCCAGTGTAGTAGTGCGTTCAAAGCCCAGTTAGAGCGTAATGGTTATAGTTGTGATAAGTATTTGAAAGATGCCCGTGCTGTCGCTAAAAAGGCGGGTTATGACCCTAAAATGCTGGGCTTTTCTATGGACGATAAACATAAACTACAGATACTAAATCCAGAGGGCAAGGTGCGACGCTTTGGTCGTGTTGAGTATGGGGATTTTCTAATATGGAAGCATTTTGAACGCCTTAAGAAAGTGCCTAAAGGCTTTGCTAAACAAAAGCAAAATACCTTTCACGCTTCGCATAGCAAGATAAGGGGTAAATGGAGAGATGATAAGTATTCGCCTAACAGTCTGGCTCTGGCCATCCTCTGGTAGATCCTCCGGCTCTGCGGTTCTGTAAGAAAACCCCAAGTGCGTTTGTTTCCCCAGAATAAAAGCCCGGCATAGGGTATAATGGCAACCGCTCCCGCCACCGCTCCCAGCCCAGTCCCGCACGATGGAGGCCTATGGTATAGGGCTTACGACCGCAGAGAGCCTACTAAATACTACCGGCTTACGACGGTAGAGGGTGTAGATATGTGGACACCAGAAAACGGTAGGGGCAAGTCCTATAGGTGCGATAGCATTAGTGGGCGTATGGGTGCTACTAACTGGGGCTTTAGCGATATAAAGGTAGAGAAGGGTGTATGGCAACCTATGACCCCTTACGGATTTTAAGCGTATAGTATATAAGCAATAATGCTAAAGCCTTATAGGTATTAGCACTATAGCCCCTAACGAACCGCAGATGGCCTACCCCTTCCGTTCTGCGGTTCTGTAAGAAACCTCCCGGTGCGTTTGTTTCCGCCATTTATCTTCTTTCCGGTAAGTATAACAGAAGGATGCCACGCCCCAACGCCAACCGCACCCCGCTACAGAAGATGGACGCTCAACGCAGATACGCATGGTGTAGGTATTACGAAGAGGCACGGACGAACCACGAAGATGCCTTAATACATATTACACGCATACGCAGAGTAATAGCCAACGACCTACCCCAGCATATTAAGACGGAGATGGAGGAGATGGCACACGCATTAGCCAAGCCCTACGAATGCCCTATATGTTTAGATCTAATACCCAAAGGCGAGTTAGATATTACAAACTGCGGACATAAATACTGTAAGCGGTGCTTAACTACACTAAAAGCCACACCCCAGCCCAAGTGTGCGATGTGTAGAACGGAGTTATGGGTAAAAACAAATAACGGCACAGAAGCAGAGTAATGCTATACCACGACCGCCTTAAGTTTATAGGAGAACCTAAACGAGATAACTACGGAAAATATAGTTATCTGGTTTATTTAAGAGATTACTTTTTATGGTCTAAAAGAGGCCGTAAGCGTAGCCATAGTATTTAGGGCTTCATTAACAGCACGGATTTAGTGTTATATTTAAATATTTCTATTAACCCATAATCGCCCAGTAAAGGGTGGTTATGGCTTAATGTCCTCCAGCCCCCAGCCTCCATAAGCATAGAGCGACTTTCATCGGCACAGTTTATAACCAGTATATACTTGTATTTCTTTAAGGCCACCATATCGTCTAAAAACTTCCTAACTTCTGGATCGCTCCAGTGTTGTAGCACGTCCTTAATAATAAGCAAATCTGCGTTAGCCATAGACAGCGTATCGGTTAAGCAGTTCTTAACTTCAAAAGTCCAGAAGCGACTTAAAGGTTGGTAGACCTTATTATGGCTATCAATCATATCTTTATATATATCGTAGCCCGTGTATTTAACATCGGTCTTATAGTATATGGCCTTACCGCATCGCCAGTCCCCACAACCAGCGTCTACTACACTTTTGATTTCTTGCTGTCGTATAAAAGCCTTCAAAAATGCGATATAATCCCTATTATATTCCTCTGAACTGCCGTCGCCGGATGAACCCTTAAAATGTAGGCTTACTGGATGCCCCCATTCGCTACTTTCGTATATGCGTGTAAAGACTTGCGGGTGTTCCATTTATACTAATACTGTATATTATTAGTGTAAAGGGAAGTGTAGTTATTTTACTTTGTCGGAAGGTCTGCTAACACAATAAAGTTCGGCATAGCCACAGTGGTGATTGTTGCGACATTAGCCAAAGTATGGGGACTACCCCCATTATGACCGGCCGAAAATAATGTATCGTATTTTATTTCTGTTGATCCAGTTGCTCCAGTAATACGGGGAGCGTTATTTCCTACCATTACATCCTCCATGTGTTTATACCATAGCCCCATATCGGGAGTTTTGCGATAATGGTAAAGGGGTGACTCGTGGCACATACAACAGCATACAGAAGAAGGGTTAATCGTATTAGCCATTCTTTTATATTAAGGAAACATATTATTTATTGGATATTTTACATTAGGCGACTGGCAAGTCCAGCACGGCCTCTGCGACCTCCGCTCATCGCACCACCGCTTTCCGCACCACCGCTTTCCGCTCCAGCACTCATAGCACCACCGCTACGGGCTGATCCCATGTTGTGGAACTCCTTAACACGGCCAAGCACGTTGCCAAGTTTATGTAAAGCACCACGACCACCGATGATGCGTGTAAGGTTGCTACGAGTTCCAGCAGAGGACATAGGTGCGTTAATAACATCAGCCTCATTAAGCACACCCTTAATCACACGTGAACTGCCTTTTACGGTTTCAAAATAGCCACTATTGGCCGTGATGATATACAGCGTAGCATTAGACACGTTGGCTTGTGACCAGTTGCTTACCGTAGCGTTAAACTGGAAAGTGTAGTTTCCTACGACGGAAGGTGCTTGGCCTTCTTGGAGTGTGATATCCTTTGAAGGCTTGAGAACAAGGAAGCCACCGCATAACTGCGTCTTGTAGCCAGAAGCGGGAGGAGGTGTCGCACCGTTCTTGTTCGCAGACTGCGTGTAGCCCAGCCATGTATTGTAGTCCATCTCCAGACCGTTCATTACGGACATCGCATAGAGTTCCTCCGTTGTGTGGGAGGCAAGGAGGCCAGAGAAGTTATCAAAGTTAATAGAAATCTGTGTAAGGGGAAGATACCAGTCGGCATCAGTTGTTGCGTATGACTGGGGCTTACAGTATATAATGATTAGATCGGGAATACAAGGTAGCGTAATGGTCTGGGACTGGACTGTAGCAGACTGGCTGTAGCCGATACCAGAGCCACCAGCACTATTAACAAGTGCTTGGTTAGAAACATAACGGGGAAACTCGTAATACGGCACTACGCTCTTGGCGGGAAGAGGGATGGAAAGAGAAGGCGTTAGGAACTGGACGTTGACACGGGAGTTGCTGAACGGGCTTCCAGACTGTGTGCCTTGATTGTAGCCGACAGCACTAATGGCGACCACATTAGAGCAAGAACGAAGCACACGGCCGACCGGAGAGGTCTGGCTGGGGCTTGTTAAGTTCATCACTAACTGAATGTTCTGGACTCCAAACATACCAGTATCCATCTCGTGAATGTCGCTGAAGATAAAGGGAGAAAGCACCAGTTTCTCATTAGAGTAGAAAGATACGAAAATAGGGTAGGAAGCGACAGCGGTATCTTGGACGGGAATGCCGTTAGTATATGTCACAGTCTGGCCACCAAAGGTGTAAGTGCCAGAGCCAGAAAGGACTTGGCCGTTAGGCTGGGTAAATATAAACTGACCCCACGCACCGTTGGGGATATCGGCACGGCTTGTAGAAGACATGTAATCACCAAGAGGGTTGCGGTTAGTAGCGAAGGCATCGTTATAAGAGCCGTAGGTATCTAACATATTAGGGCAAGTCCGCTGGATACGGTTCTTATTGTAATCCGTTAGACGCATAACCTCATAGAGAACATCGCCAGTATTCATCGTGACTGTAGCGTCGTTAATCGTCGCTGTCATCGTCTGGACGAGAGAATGAAGAGGGAAAGAGGCAAGGGCTACATCACGGCCAAGCACAACGCAAGGAACACCCACTACATTCGTATTCGGGGTTGCTGTAAAAGAGAGAAAGCACTGGGAACGCCATTCCACCGCACGATCTATAAAAACACCCTCTGAAGGGACTGTAATGTTATAAGTGTGCTGGGAGGCAGTCTGGGAGAGTGCCGTATAAGGGGCATTTGTAAGAGATAACGCACCCTTCTCTACCGCATACTTGGGCTGGGTCTGAACGATGCGGTCATCATAGACGGACAACTTCTGAACGGCATCGGTCATTTTTATATTCATTACCCATATTTAAATCTTGCCATTTTTCTATTTTTATTACTTTTTACGGAACATCATCTTAATAGATACATTCGTCTGGTTAAACATATTGATGGGATATAACTTATTATCCAAGCGGTTCTTCCAGAACACTTGTATATCAATATTACGAAGTTCCGTGCGTGAGCCAGTAAAGGAGGATAGGCGGTATTCGCCAGTTGGGGTGTAAGATAGGAAACCACGATAATCTTCCGCACGGTCTATCGGGACGGATATATCCGTTATTATTGGCGTAAAGGCCGAAGTGGATTCCACTGGGGACGCATTATTACCTTCGCCGTAGGTTAGCGGTGTGCCAGTTTGCTCTGGGAAAATGGGGATCATCGTAGAGGAGAACACGATTGCTGAAATAGGAGTCCAGAGGGTAGAAGTGCTGTTATAATCTTGCTCTATTACCCAGTATAACACCGTTCCAGTAATGACTGTAGGGTTATCTCCAGCAGTCGCAGAGAATGCCGATAGACTATCTAACACCTTTATATTTTTGCCCCCGTCCATGCTCTGGAAAAGTATCTGATTTACCTTACCCGTAGACTCCACGCCATAATAGAAGTTATTAAAGTTAGCGAATAGGCCGAACATATCGGTATTAAAATACAACTTCATTAGTTCCGTTCCTTGTGCTACTGGTTGACCCGAAGCACCATTACTGGCATACAGAGGCGTTCCGTTATTCCACGACCACGCTTGGTATTGAGGAGGGCTATTACCTTGTATAGGGTCATCGCCACAACAGTAGGTATTACCATAAAGGCTAAAGAGGCCATTACCCGCATCATAGGTCATTTGAACCGGAGAACCGTGTAGAGGCGGTTGATTTCCAGTTGTAGCACCAGCCAAAGTAAGCCAGAAGGTATTCCACTGGGCTACAATAGACGCTGTAGGGTGGTAGGTATTTGGAGTAGCCGGTTGTGCGTCGTTCCATGCTCCAGCGAAGGCTTGATTTACAAGGTCTACCCAGTGCTGGTATGTATAAACATAGTAATAGTTTCCACGCAAGTCTTGCCCCGCATATATCTGCTCTGGTAGGATAACCGTATTAGGAGGGTTAGGTAGAGGGGCATTAACGGTTTCTGGCTGGTATTCAATAAAGCGACGAGCAGTAAAGGTGCGTGTGCTATCTACACCCGTAGTGGGGTGCTTGTAATACACCGTATAATCGTAAGTAATGGAATAGGTTGTTAGATTAACATCGGACTGCGTATCGTTTATATTTGGTATAAACAGTGGTAAGTCCTTACCAGCACCGTCCATAGTAAAGCGAATAATGCTAAACATATACTTACTAATATCTGTAATAAGGGGCGTAGAACGGGTTTCTTGGAAACGAATAGTAGGATCACGACCAAGTCCTAACTGATTGATATCATACGCATCTGCTACGATATCTGCGTTGTAATACACGATATCGGGTTCTGAACTGCTTCCGAGAGTTTCAACACTGGATGAATAGCCTCGTGACATCTTCTTATATACACTAACGATATATTTTTACATATCTTATTTATGAAGTTTTAGGTAAGTCAGACCGGCTACAAACTCATCGGCCGATAGACCACTGCTCTTTATCATCTTAATGTAATCGGCAAGTGGCATATCTTTATAATATAATCTAACTACGCAGTGCCGTCCGCAAGTATTAACGTCTGCTTTATCCTTCTGTAAATCGTGGCTATTATACACTACACGATCACCGCTTTCCTTGAATAGGCGGGTAAGGGTTGGTTGTTCCATGTTAAACTCCCTACGCTTTTCGGACGATATCCATTTCAACTCGCTATCGGGGACTTTGCCATAAGGATCAAAGAACTCTATTTCTTTAGGACGCTTAATCATACATACCCAGTGTCCGCTTGTTTCAGATGTCGTAGGATATAACATCATACAACGGCCTTCCGAGTCAAATGCTTCGTCTATACTATTCATTAGTTCTAAATCGGGATATGTAAAGATGTTAGTGCGTGGATGTAGTATCTTGTTTATATCGCCATCAGACAGCGAATAACTGATAACATTTTTAGTGGCCTCCACTGTATCTTCAAAGGGAACTTCCATTACTAATATTAGATACATTTTATATTCTCTGTAAGTATAAGATGTCTTTAGCACTCGCAGAGAACCCACAAGTAGCCCAAGCGTTAGGCATAGGTAGCACACCACCAGTAGTGACTACTGTGGAGTCGCTACAAGGGTTAATAGGGGTTCTAACCTTTTCTTCCAGCGATGATACAGTTATTATTAATACAGTAGGCGAAACTGTTATAGATTTGAGAGCAAATGGAGGCGGAGGTGTCGCTGGTGTATCATCTCTTACCGATGGAACTACAACACTTACTGGTGCTATTACATTTATAGGTGAAGGATGTTCTATTACCGCTTCGCAAGATCCAAGTCCCGCTATTACATTCAGCATTCCAGTTCAAGATGTAGTCGCTTCATTAAATGGAACAAGTGGAATAGTATCGCTTGTATCGGCCGATGGTAGCGTCACTATAACGCCGAATATAGATACTGGAGAAGTAGATTTATCAACTGTGGGTGCTGGAGTTTCTGGTATATCTGTAGGCGTAGACGCAACCGTGACTGGTGCGGTCACACTTACGGCCGGTTCAAATATTAATCTGGATATTAATGTAGATACAAATACTATTACTATTAACGCATCAGTTCCAGAGCCTCCTCCTACTGGTGTGACTTCTATCCAAGTGGATTCCGAAGGTGCTGTAAGCGGAACAGTAAATATTATAACGGGTTTAGGCGTTAGTGCGGTCACAAATGTAGATACAGATACTATTACGCTTTCATCAGACCCCTATGTGGGTTCGTGTTGGCTAACTGCTCCACAGAACTTTCCTACGCTTACGAATGTAGGTCGGATTATATTTGATACACAAGATCCATTTAACGATAACACCGTTGTAAGTTATAATACGACAACTGGAGATTTTACTGTTTTAAGGGCGGGTGTATATCAGTTAAACTGGATATGTTCTGTAAGCCCACAAGGTGCGGTGTGGCCTACGCTATCCTCTGTAGATGCGTTTATATCTATAACATTAGACCCTTCAACCGTTCGTAATACGTCTACCACCTTATTCGTTCCATATCCTTCCACAAGTGCTGGATATAGAATAAACACTACCGTTGTAGTATCGTTAAATGTTAATGCTACATTTAGTTTTGGACTACAGTGGCAGACAGCACCTACTGGGCAATGGGGTTTCTTTGAACGCAGTAATACTAACGGGCTTGGTGCGTGTGCCTCTTGGTCGTATATAAAAGCATTAGAAGTATAAAATATATAATCTATATGTATAATGGATAACCTTGCTTCTGGTAGCATAGGTGGGGTATCAGTTCTTGCGATAATGGGCTTTGTATATGGTATATATAAGGGTATAAACCACCATCGTATTAGAAGCACTTGTTGTGGTGCTAAAATGGAGGCCTCGTTGGATGTGGAAGAAACTACGCCCCCGACAGCGTTAAAAATATCTGTGCCTAAAGTAGATGAGAGTAAAGGTGTCGCTACGCTACCTAACGATGCTCCGCAACTTCCTTAACGGAATGATGATGGATATGTGTATAACTAACGGCAACTTTGATAATATACAACAAGTAATAGGAGGCCTAAATATGATTTTAGCCCATCCAGAAAACTATGGATTAGAAAACTAAATCTCCGGTAAAAATAATCTTTACGCATAATATAAATGCGTATCGTCTTCGCCTCTAACCACTACCAAGACGTTAAGGGATATGCTCGTGTAGCGTATGAAATCCTTTCACGCCTTGTTAAAGAGCCGACTTTTGAAGTATATCATTTTGGGTGGCGACAGCACCCCACTTTCCGTCGTGAAAAGATAGAAGGTCTTAAGGGCGATTACAAGGCCTCTGAAGGCGATAGCGACTTTGGCGAAACCAAGATAGTAAAGTATCTTAATATCGTTAAGCCAGATTTAGTTATACTATACGAATGCTCTATGATTATACATCAGTTCTTCCAAGTATTACCCAAGAACCCCAAGTATAAGGTATGGGTATATTTAGACCAGTGCTTTAAGCACGTTAATATAAGCACGATGAGGGCTGATAAGATAGTTGTATTTTCTAAAGAGTGGCTTATACCCGTAGATCAATCGCAAATAATCCTTAACCACGCACCAAGTTCCAGCGTAGCACCAGTGGCCGACGAACTTAAGATGGCTATGAGGCAGAAACTGGGTGTAGCGGATACAGAGCCTCTGTTCCTATCCCTAAATACAAACAGTATGCGGAAACGCTTGGATTTACTTATCCAGAGTTTTACGCTATACAAGGCAAGGGGTGGTAAGGGTGTTTTATTACTAATAACTAACGAAAAGGGATATTATAACCTACCCTTGCTACTTGCGATAGAGAAAGCACCAGTAGACTATATAAAAATAGTAGAAGGTGGTAAGTTATCAGATGAAACCATTAACCTATTCCTAAATACTGCGGACTATGGGGTTAATGCTTCAGACGGCGAAGGCTGGGGTATTATGGCTTGTGATATGGCCTACTTGGGTAAGCCACAGTTAGCGTTAGATATTGGGGCTTATAGGTCGTTCCTTGACGACAGCAACTCTGTTCTTATTAAGCCTACCTTACATATATACAGAGGATATGCGGACTTATGCGGACTTATTAAGGAAACGACAACGCCGGAAATATTTTCAGAGGGGTTTGATGCGGTTCAGACCAAATCAAAGCCTTCTGTTAGTTTTACATGGGATAGTGTTGTAGAAGGGTTTATTAAGGAGATTAAGGGGGAGTGAGGCCACAGTCTGTAGCAACGACTTGGCAAGTCCAGCCACCCGTGCCACCAGTCCAAGTAGACCAAGTTGTGCCATCCGTAGACTGACCACCAGACTTCTGAACGATGACGTTTAGATATACATTCGCATCCAGAGCGGGGTATGTAAGGTGGAATGTAAGAGGTGCGAAATCAACGGAATACGCACCAGAAGTCACGGGAACAACGGTAGAAGTTCCAGCGGGTGCGGAAGCAACGGAACTCTGGGAGAAACCGAAAAGGTTAGGCAACTGATCCTCATTACCAGTTGTCGTATTAGCAATATAAGGAGTAAAGGTTGTAGTTCCGCTTGAACCAGTTCCAAGTGTAGCGTCAATACCACCATCAAAGAACACGGTTAGAAGATAGGTATGACCGGCCGTAAGCCCAGCGTTCCATGTAAGCAGAGGGAAGTATGATAACGCACCAGTTCCAGCGATTTTAGCAGTAAGTGCTGTCGTGCTGGGGATGTTTAGGAATATGGCATTACCCGGTGCTTGGGCTGAAATGGCTACGCTACTATCAACAGCGGAAGGAGTAAGCACTACACCAGCACCAGCGGTGAAGTTTGTAGAAAGCGACACAACGCCAGAGGCCGTAGAGGCCGTAATACCAGAGCCATTACCAAGACTATTAACTGCGGTGATTGTGCCTCCGCCACCGCCACCGCCACCAGCATTCAGAGCGGATGCGACTTGTGCGTTCTGAACGAGTGACAAGGACATTTTATATTCATTACCCATATTTAAATCTTGCTATTTTTCTATTTTTCTTGATGGAGGATCTTGGCCGTATGCTGACTAATCAGAAACTGCGGGTAGTTCTTATAGATACAAACCCATCGTCCCATCTTACGCAGACCTTGTATTTCCTCTTTAGACATACCCACTCGGGTAGCCAATAAATATTTTAAAGATGAAAATGACGTAGACTGGGGGTAGATGATATAATACATAGCCTCGTTTAACATTAACGCTGTCTTCTTATAGTTAGTAATGTAGTGCGTTAAACAGAGCATCGTAGTATTAGTATGGCGACCTTGAATAGCCAAATCGTCTATTAACTGCTGGACTACCTTACCAGCCTTATCCGTAAAGGTGTCGTAGTCGTCAAATATAACCATACAATCCTTAAACTCATCAATCGTAGGATAGTTATCTATTAGGCTTTGAACGTCTATGCGTAGGGGACGGCCGATCTTCATAGTATCCAGCGTGGAATCCTCCTTTAGTTTGCTTATAAGATACACTTGGCGGGACGGAAACAGTTTCTTATAACCTTCCGCTAACCCCCTTGCGATATAAGACTTTCCAGAGCCGGAAGCACCAGCGATATAATACACAGAACGCTTATCTTTATCGGGATTTGGAATAAGATGAAATGTGCTGTCGTCGGGTAATACTATAGTTTTATCATTTTCGCCATCATCTGACAAAATACGCTTATATAACTTGCGGATACCCTCATCTTCTATAAGCATTTCTGGTGGGATACCCTTCTCCTTTGCCTCTTGTAAGCGGTTAAATAGGGCTACACGCTTGGTAGCGGAGAGGCCTTTTAGGTCTTTCGTATAGCGTATAGCGTCTATTTCCTTACTGCTTTTCTTGGAAGTTTTGTCCTCATCGGAGAAAACCGACAATATTTTGCCATCATCGTCCCCTCCACGCACTATAGCGATAGGCATACCGTCCTTTCCAGCCTTATCAAATGATAGAGAGGGCATCGTTTATATAAATACCAGATATTTTTAAAAAGTGGTATTTGTATCTTGTTTTGCCCCTAAAAGCACGAAATCACGGTAAATATTTAGACGCTACTGGGAATAATCTTTCGGCCTTCAGATAGCGTAAAGTATAGTTAGATAGTATGGAAAAAATCTGAAACCGCAAGGAATCCAGCAGTTTTAGCATAGTCGGGTTATCATGTGTATATATTTGCGGGTTCTTAAGGCGATTGACTATTGACATTATCGTAGCCTCTCTACGCAAGTAAGTAGGTATAACAACATTAGAAAGCCTACCTATGAACTGGTCTACCTCATATTCTATTTTATCCTTTGGTAGATCATCAACATTTTCTATTAAATACTTTAAACTGTTTGCGTCGCCATATATACCATATAGACGGCCTAAATCGCCTATAAATAGGTCGTTCAGAGGCTTTAGGTCGTGCTTATAATCGTAATAACGGGCAAGAGCATACATACGCTTCGCCATCTTAAAGTAGTTGCCCTCCCTACGCATTAACAATATGCTTTCACGAATAGCGATATCTAAATCCCGTAAGCCCTTATTAATGATATGCCCCCGTAGTTTAAACTCGTATATCATTTCAAAGTCGGTAAAATGATTACCAGCGACCCACGATACAACATCCAGTTTAGAAATAGTAGGACTTTGAACGCCCTCTGCTAATGTATATTTGCGACCATCTTGTAGTATTTTATAACCCGCTATCATATCCTTTAGCGACCAGCGTATAATGTTATAGCGTAGTTCCTTTTGTAAGGCCAAGAACTCCACCGCATTAACGTGATTTTTCAGCATACGCTTTGCGACCATAAACTGTTCGTCATCTATGATTTTTGTATCGTGTAGATGTTTTACCTTACCAAGTATCGCACCCGCATCATATCCCTCTACTTTTCCCTCAACTATCTTGGTTTCTGGAGGGACTACACGCCATTCCTCTACAGACCCGCATTTGATATCGCTAATGTAGGTAAAAGGGATATTAACTACTTTTTTAACTACATCTTGGAAACGCTTAACGCAGTCATTAACACTTTTGATCGGCACTAACTCTAATGCGTCTACGTCCCCAGCATACACTTGATTTCGGAGGGTATAACTTCCGACCAGTTTTACGCCTTTCCCGTTAGTAAAGGACATAGCGTTAATAACAGTAAGCACTTCATTACTGTAATCCGCTGGGTATTTCTTAAGGATAATACGCATCTCTTATATACAAGGAGGTAATAAAATAACCTCTTTGTATCCTCTAAAAACTACGATGTAGGCTGATGTAGGGTAAATCGCAGACTTTCTGGTTGCCGAAACTAATAAATCCTTGTTTTTCCATAGGACTTTAAGATTTAGCATACATTAGCCGTCATAAACTGTTCTGGTGGCCGAAAAAGCCTATCATAAAAATATTTTGGGCTATTCTGCGATTTAGCCTACATCGTCATTTTTACGATATATTTTATATACAAGGAATATAGAATGGCTTGTAGTAGTCTAAATATACCAAGTGTAGGACAAACTCTCGGCCTTGCTTACCGCTCTGATGTAGACCTACGCCTTACCGTAGGATATAATATAAGTATTACTTGGACTAATACATCCCCTCCACCAACACTTGCTGGAATATTAATAGCCGATATTAGCCACCTTATACCTTTTTTTGGTTCTCCGTCGGTTTTACCAATACCTCCATTTCCCCCAATAAATATTAAAGCGGGAAATGTGTTATTTGGTTATAATCTCGCACAAGAGGATAGTGCTACTCCAGCACCATTTCCGGCTTCTGGAACATTATTTTTCTATCTATCTGCCGATAACTCAACTTTACAAGATGCTGGGACTGTAATAGTAGACACAATCCCGTTAAGTAGTCTTGCGGAACTCATTAATGATTTGGATAATACAACTCCTACGGATTTTGTTGCGACAGCATTTGGGTCAATACCAACATCTACTACAAGTCTTCGTCTAATGGCGTATTACTCTCCACCCACAGAAGCCTCTTGGTCTATTAAGTTCTCATTAGGTGTGTGTGGGGTTCAACCAATAAGTGCTATCCTATCGCTTCCACCACCTTAACGCTCATTACGAGCATTTAATATTCTATGGTGTTCTGCTACATTCGTGTTCCACCCAGCACCTACCTTAACCTTGCGAGGTCGTGGCCTTCCTTGCCCCGATGCTACAGAAGCATTACCCATCTGACCGCTTGGTAATACTCTACGCCCAAGATCACCCATTCCCGCTTCACGAAGCCTTGCTGGAAGGTCTGCTGGTATCGCTTGTTCGCTTACTACAGTATCGCCAGAGCGTAGAGGTGCGTATTCGGCATTAGGTCTTCCAGTAGCGGGTGTAGCATTTGTATCTACAGACTGCTCCCCAAGTAGCGGTCTGCGTAGGGATGAAAGACTGCTAAAATCCTCTGACCCTAACTCTACATCTTCGGCCTCACCCCTTGCTACTGCCTCTATAAGCCTACGCACAAAGTCTTTCGTCTTATCTTCTGCTCCCTTTGCTACTGCCACTCCAGCCTTCTTATTAAGATTACGCACAAGTTCTTCACGAACCTCCGCTGGTGCGTCAATAGGGGCTTTACCATACTGGGGTAGCAAATGGCGTAGGTTATTGCGTCGCTGGTCGTCCCGCATAGCCATCCATTCGGCCTCACTTACCATGCGACCATTTACAACGGGTAGTTCTCCAGCCTCAAATAGGGCATTATAGTTAGCATCGGCAGACCAGCGTTCATCTTCCTCCGCATTCTGGTCGGTAGATCCGATATATAACCACATAACCTTTAATGCCTTATCCAAGCGTAGAAGAACATTTCTGCCAAGTTTGCTCTGGGCTGAACCTTCAGCATATTCACGGCTTATATATTCCGCATAGGGCTGGGCTACAGCGGATAGTGTTCCAGCGATTTCTGCGATTTCTTCACGGAAGTTAGCACCAAGTATAGGTAGCGTTGTAAGCATCATAGCCCACCAAGAGTTAAATGCCGATACAGACTTAACATTAAGTGTGCGTAAATCGTCCAGTAGTGCGTCGTATAGGGGATACACGGCACTTAAGGCCGTTTCGCCAACAGTATCATCGGTATTAGATGTAGGTATTGTGCGTGGTGCTTCCGCATACATTTCCGCATACTGTTTCTGGCGTTTATTAAGTAGTGTCTGTAGATAATCTTGTCCCGCTTTAGTCATCATAATACCTCCACGCAGTTCGCCCTCTGATGCCCTCTGCGGAGGCTCTACGAACTTACCACCAATACCGTTAATACCAAATGGAACAATAGCACCACGATTTGTGCGTAGTTTCAGTAGTTCATACGGCCTTGCTCCACGCAAATACTGTTTCTGCGATGAATGAATCTGGTTAATACGATCCTTTGCTACTTTAACTGCGTCCCTATGCCAACCATACTGGTCGCTTCCCATATCTACATCAATCGGTGAACCAACTGCGGTAGGAATATTAGCACGAGGCCGATTACCGTATTTAGCCAAGAGAACTTCTGGAAATGTAATCGCTTGACTGGGTCGTGCCATCTTTTCTATATATATTACACATAGAAAAAGTAGCATACATTTACTTTAATCAAACTTTATAATGGTTGTTTCGTGTGATACACGAATACCCTTTACAATATCGGCCTTCTTAACATACTTGCGTTTAGGGCGTAGTGCTTCGGCCTCTTTCTTTGCTTTACGCTCCTCTTTAGTCAGTTTGCGTTTTGGCTCGGGTGCGACAGCGGTTTCCATTTCTACTTACCGGAGAGATTGTTTTCTGGCCGTCTGGACGCACCTAATATAACCCATGTGCCTTTACATACTTTGATGCCTCAATCATCTTAAGTCCCTTCTCTGCCATAACCTTTCTTACGATTTCATTACGCTTACGGCGACCATCTGATGCTCCCATAGGGCTACGCTTTGCCCTACGTCTGCGTCCACCGCCTTCCACAGATGAACTACCATCGCTATCGCTGTCGCTTTCGGCCTCTCCACTTTTCTTATTACCTCCACGAGGCTTTCCAAGACCCGCAAGTTTAAGGCCTTGATCCGCTACTGTTCCAGCCATAGGCACACCGAACATAGCACCCAAAGCATTACCCGCTGGTGCTACAACGGCACGGCCTACCTTCTTAACACCATTCCAGAGATCGCCCCAGAAACCGCCTCCACGCATAGTATGCTCCTCCATATCCTTATCGCTCATCTCCTTACCGCCTACCCACCACTTCTTATCGTGCTTGTATGCCTTACCGGAGGCCATAGCCCTCCTTAACTCACGAACGCCCAGTTTAGCCTTACTGCGACCCTTGCGTCCGCCCTTTCCGATTAACTTAAGGCCTTGATCCGCATAAGTTCCAAGATTATCAACACCGATAGCCTTACCAGCCTCATTTCCTACTTTCTCAACAAAAGGACGAGCAATCTTGCCTACTTCTGGTAGTATCTGGCCACGCAGTTTGCTTTCTGGATTTACGAACTCATTCTTAACCTTATTCCAAGTATCAGACCACCAGCCTCCTCCTTCCATCATACCACTACCACGCCAGTGTGAATATCTGGGGTCTTCCATACTACGCATTCTTGCTCTATCCCTATGTGCCATACGAACATTTTGGTCACGGTATCCCATACCGCTTCCCATTACTGCCGATACATTTGGCCTTTGCTGTAATGTTTCCAGACTACTAATAACTTGGTTCTGACGGCGGGGATCAACACCGAGTTTATCTTGTAGCATGTGAAACTGTCTGCGTCTTGCTCCACCAGCGATAGGTGCGTTATTACCGCCTCCACTCATTCCAGTGCCATTACATTCAGAGCAACCGCCAGTGATGTTCTTGACCATTTCTATATTCTAACATAACATTTAAAAACTTTAAAATCTATTTATCTTATATAGCGAATGTCAGAATACGATTCTATGAATGGTATGTGGGGCGATGGTATTCCACATGGCAATAAATCTGCGGGTTATGTTGGCCTAATGATAGCCAAAGAACAAGGTAAAACAAGACACGATTACGATCCTCCACAGCGTAAGAAGAAGATTGGCAAGTTCAACATAAACAAGATGAGTAATCCATCGGACTATTTGAAACACGCTTATATTGATAAATACAAGGACTTACATACTGGTAATCCACGCAAAACTTGGGAACAAGTTAAGGCAGAGGCTTCCGACATCAAACACGCTGTCGCTACATGGGCGAGATTACATCCTAATAAGGATGAACGCACGATCGCTCGGGAAACCGGTGTATCCCAGCCTTCTGTAAATCGTTGGAAGCGTTTGACCGGACAAGGTAAGGAGGATATGCTTGATGAACGCCAGAGGGGTATTCGTGATAACTTTATGGCCGAAAAGCCCCAGCCTATACTTAACGCACAGTTGGCCGTATTAAGGGGTGATACACTACAAGAGGCCGAAAAAGCCCGTAGGGAGATCAGAGGCATTAAAGGTCAACCAAGACTTACTAAACTAATGAGGGCGTTAAGGGCTTGGGAGGATGAGCGTGATAATCTATATGGTTTTGTAAGCGGACAGAATGTAAGTCGCATTAAGCGTATTATGGCACTACAAGACGAAGACAGCGATAACGAAGAAGCCCAGCGGGAACTGGAAGGGACTGTAGATGACCCTACCGCAGTAGGAACTCCTCCTCCAAGACTTAATACGCTACCCAAGTTAGAGCAAGAGAAGTATTACCTACGCAGTTGGAAGGACGCATATTTTAAGGCTAACATGGTTATTAAGCAGATTAAACGGGCTATTATCAAAACGGTTTTAAATATCCGTTCTGAAGATCCAAGTGCTGAACCGCTACCACTGCGTGGAGAGAACCTTAATCCACAAGGCGACGATTACGATGCTAAAGACTATGTAGAAGGCGAAAACTATATAGAGAAGGAGGGTGCTGATGAAGGAGAGGCCGGTAATCCCAGCGGTGCTGGTCGTAGAGGCGGTAGAGGCACTAACTTCTTTGCGGATATGCGTGAGTTATACGATAAAGGCAAAGATGTAGCGACAGCGTTTAAGGGTGTTTTGGACGCTCTACCAAAGAAAAAGAAGACTGGAGGTGCTATGCCTAACCGCATTAACCAGTTCGCAAGTGAATATGAGCGTAGACCCGTTCGTGGTGGTGCTACGCCTAATCGTATTAACCAGTTCGCAAGTGAATATGAGCGTAGGCCGGTTCGTGGGGGCGGTAAGACTAAAAACCTTTACACCAAAGATGGAAAGGTTTATAATGGTTTATACCATACTATGCCCGACGGTAGTATTCATACTGGAAAGAAGCACGGTGTGCGTTCTAAAGAGTTAATCCTTAAATAAACATATAGGTATCATATCCGTATTAGGCACTTCGTATTTGGGGCTTTTCTCCCATCTGCCTACATCGTCCCGCCATTCCGTAAAGCCTTCGTTAATAGTGTAGGTATCAAATCGTTCTTTAACATACGGTGTATAAAATATACCGTCGCTATAAATAAATACATACATGTATAACTTGTTAAGGTGTGCCTTTACTTTATGAACGTCTACGAACCCCGTTTTATATAGTTTATGGGTTATATCTACTCTACCCTTTACTTCTACGCCGTGCGTAGCGTCTTCTATACTACTACTATTGTAGAAGTCGCATTTTCCGTAAGGGTCTTCGTCCTTGTATAAATCCCACTTAAAATACTCTTCTAATATCGGGCATATAGCGTCTTCGTTTTTAAGGCCGATCGCTATATTATCCTTTTGTAGTAGGCGTATTACATTACGCTTTACTTTAGTCTTCTGTTGGGATACTAATATAACGGTATTAGAGGGGCAACTTCCAGATTTCTTCGTGTATCCGTAGGCTACGGTTCTCATCGGGCGTTGTAGGGTGGCCATCTGTTCTATTATACTCACCGGAAATAAGTTTATTTCCCGAAACAAACGCAGAGGGTGGGTCATACCACTTACAGTTCTCATCACGCCGGGTAGTTAATATTAGGCTACCGCAACCGTTATCTACAAGGCTTATAAGGCGTGGGGTCGCACATTCATTATAAGTTGGTATGCTATATACGATATGGTGGCGATACACATTTACATTAATATTCCGACTATGCGAATAGAGCATCTTGGCCATTTCGGTAATCTTTGGCATTCTATATTCTGCGGATATAATATAATGGATAAAGTTGAACGCAGAAACGAAAATGCCCGTCGTAGATACATAGAGGCCAAAGAGAAACAACATAGGGAGTTTATAGAACATATATTAAGTATTGAACCGCCCCAAGAAATAGCCCAGATTTGCTACGATTTGCTCGGTTCTGGGGGCTATAAAACGCTGGATTGGCGAACCCGGAAGATGCTGTCCGTAAAAATGAAAATATGAAATAAAACAAATCTCCGGTAAAGTTATAAAAGAATGGCTATGCGTGTATCGGACTTTATGGTTGATCTCGGCAAGAAACTCGTGGCGGATAAGAAGATAGCAGAATCGTCTGCTTCCCTATACATTAAGAACCTATGGACGCTTAACGGTAAGCAACCTTTTAATAATCTTGCTTTCCTAAAAAATAGCGATACTATAGATGGACTACTTGCTAACTATGCGGAGAATACAAAGAAGACTTATCTATCCTCTATCGTTAGTGTTCTATCCTTGTTTAAGGACAAGGCCACCTACAAGAAGATTTACCAGCACTATTATGACGCTATGATGGCGAAGGCTGGAGAGATGAAGAAGGCGGAAACCGACGGTAAGACCGAGAAGCAGAGTGAAAACTGGATGGAGTGGTCGGCCGTTCAGAAGTTAGCGAAGGACAAACTGGAGGATATTAACGGCTTTGTTAATAACAAGTTAATCACACCCAAACAGTATGGCGACCTCCTATGCTACCTTATCCTCTCCCTCTATACGGAAATCCCGCCCCGTCGTAATGCGGACTATAGCGAAATGTTCGTCGTAGGCAAGTGGAACGATAAGATGGATACTAATAAGAACTACCTTGATCTTGCTACGAAGAAGATGGTGTTTAACAAGTATAAGACGGCCAAGAAATACGGACAGCAAGTCGTAGATTATAGCGATAACCCAGCCCTTACGAATGCGATTACCATGTATCTTAAGCATACACCACTCCATAAGGGGAAGATTACGAAGGCTACAGAGTTCCGTTTCCTTTGCTACGAGGATGGATCGCCCCTAACGGCCGTCAACGCTATAACACGCATTCTTAATAAGTGTCTGGGTAAGAAGGTAGGCTCTTCTATGCTTCGCCATATCTTCCTCTCTAACAAATACGATATTAAAGATATGAAGGAAACTGCGGAGGAAATGGGGCATTCAGTAAATGAGGCCTTGAAATATGCGAAGGAGTAAAAATAAAAATATGAAAATAAACAAATCTCCGGTAAGAATATAAATGCCGAACGACCCCATCTCCGAGTTCCTAACGCCCGATTGTAATGATACCGTCCCAGCCCAAGTGCTACTTACACGCATCGTAGAGGACTATATTGAACTTGCGAAGTTGCGTAATGAATACGAAAAGAAGATCCAGATGCCCGACCTACAGAAGGCCTATAAGGCTGTTCTGGAGCATAAGGGTTTTTTGCTGTCGCAGTTAATGGTTCAGTTTTACATGAGTTCTATGAAGGCGATTACGGAACTTGAGTATGTTAATGTAGATACAGAACTTGAAGTGAAGTTAAAATATAGCCATCTACCATAGATGTTCCAAGTGATACCCGCTATGGTTGGTGTGGCCGTTGCGATTGCGATACACGAGTATAACCGTCGCAAATGGGAAAAATATTACGCAGAACAAGACCGTAAGAACAAGGAGGCGATAGATGCCCTTTACAAGAAGTATGTAAGGTAATGATGGCTATTCCGCAGATTTACAAGTGATACGAGGATTTATTAAGTTCTCCTATGGCTCTTCTGCGATTTAGCCATCATCGGCCATCATTTAGAAAATGGATACATTTTAATATAAACCCCTAATATATAATGAGTGCTGAAAAGGTTTTCCTACAAGGTGGCGGTAATGAATGGGACTTTGTGAATCGCTCTCTACAGAAAGTCACTAACTATATGAAGGGCGAACTTGCTAAAAGCCGTGCGTTAAAGGAGCAGAAAGCAAAGGAAGTCCCAGCGAAACCCGCAGTAAAACCTACTGTGGTTGTTAAGTCTGCTCTACATAGTAAGGCCAAACAAACACCGCATACAACAACTCCTACGGTAGGTGCTACTGATACTGCGATTCCACGATCCGCTCCGCAGAAACGCCCTACACCCTCTGCCCCAGTTAAACACGCAAACTTACCCAAACCGACAGCACCTATATTTAATGGTGCTATGAAGGCTATTGAGGCTACTGGAGATAAGCAGTTAATCCAAGAAGTCACGCAAGGCGTAGATACGAATGTGCCTTTACCAGCCCCAGTAGCGGAAATGGTAATAAAAACTATGAACGATTTAGGTATTCCAGCGAATGTATCAAACGATATAGTTTTACATGTATCCGACCCTATTGATACCCTACCAGCGGAAGCAGAGGCCGTTGTTGCTACAGTAGCGGGTGAAGAGGGCGAAGACGATGATGGTAGCCAACCTATCCTATGTAGAACTGGAACTAAAAAAGATATCGCTTGGTGGCTAATAGAACGCTTTGATCCGGTATTCCGCAAGACCTATGTAGAGGCTTTCTTCGGTGGTGGTGCTATATTCTGGCAGAAACCCAAAGTAGGCACGGAAATCATTAACGAATGGAATCCACTTGTAGCGGACTTCTATAAACGCCTACAGAGAGGCCTTGCTGAAACCCCTAACCTAATGCCAGAACTATCGCTATATACACAATCGCTACAAGCATACGATAAGACACATGGTGCTAATGCGTGGTTAAAGAAACTCCAAGAGCATTTCGGCAAGTCGTATCTATCATCTACTGTTATAAATCTGGATACACAAGCGGGTAAAGACCAAATGAAGCAAGTAGACCGCATTTCCCGTATAGTAATACCGTTCCTCCGTGAAAATAAGGTTAAAACTAAAATAGTAAAGGATAAGGCTGGTGCGGAATACGATGTTATAGACCACGCAGTAAAAGGTGGTGCTACTGATAACCTCGTATGCCTCTACTGGTATATTCTATCGTTTTGTGCGGGTCAAGGCGGGACAGCGAATATCCCTATTAAGGATTTACAGTGTATAGCGGAGAACGATAAGAACCTTGTTAAATATAGCCCAGATGAAGAGGGTAAGAAGGACGCTAAACCGCAGATGCCCCTTAAGAAATCGCCAGATCCGTTTAACAAACTAAATAGCAGTGGTAGAGGCAAGTGGTTCGTTAATAGGCTAAAAGGTGTGACTATCTATAATGACGACGCATTAACGATATGCCCTAAACACGATTCACCTAATACATTCTTTATGTTAGATCCTCCTTACGAGGCTGGTGGAGGCTACGGTATTACAACGACTTCTACTTCTGATGTATTAGAAGGTAGTGCTAAACCTAAAAAGGAAGAGTATCCA